CATATCCCAAATTGTTGTCAGGTGCTCCAAAATTACTTAACCAACTTCCACCAAGATTCTTGTACAAGCCACCACCAACAGCCGCAATGCCTAGTAGGTTTTGCAAATTAGAAGTATCAGCAGAACCACTAGAGGTAGACTGACCAACACGACCCAATGGATTGCCATAGACCAATGACAGATAGTTCTGCAAGTTCTGTTGTGGTTGGTTTTGCAAGAAATTAAAACGCTGAATGTCAGCTTGAGTTTGTGCGCCTGTGTAACCTTCACGAGCCTGACCTGCCGCCAACATATTCTGAATGTCTTGGTAATCAGCAGAAGCCATTTGTGGAGCAGCCATCGTAGCTTGTTGTTGCATACCACGCTCTTGGGCATAGTTCTGGTAAGCCAGTTGTCCTGCCGTATCAGCCAAACTCTTGGCAAACTGACCACTCGCACGATCTTGCAAAGTCTGCATTGCACCACCGCCATAGCGACCTGCACGAGATGCCGCAGAGCCTACATCACCCAATGTCTGCTCAAACCTAGTCTGAGCCGCCTGTGCCGCAGGTTGGAATGCACCCTGAAAGAATGGATTGCCCTGCAAGAAGCCACCAGAGATGGTGTTTTGCAGTTGACCTTGTGCAGATTGAAGTAAGGGATTGCCCTGAGAAGCACGAGCCTCTAGAGCCTGTAGACCTGTTTGAGTTGCACTTGATGGGCCAACATAGGTTTGACCACCATAGTATTGAGGGCCACCGCCCTGATAAATACGTTGCGCCTCAGTCAGACCATATTGTAGAAATGGTTGGATTGTTGGGTCAACTTGAGATGTGGTAGTAGTCGCCATGTTTTACTCCTAGAGTTTCGGATTCCATAGCGGGTCATCCACAGAATCCATTATAAATTGAAAATTAACCAATAACAACATATTTATATGTCTTACTAGCAGTTGAGTTTGCAAAATGAGTGATCGTAGCTGTTCCCTGTCCTTGGGAACTAGCGTAGATGTTTGTTGAGGCAGCGAGTGACACTAAGTTAACAGTCGCTATCACAGATGGCGTAGCTGGTCTTGTAGGGCTTGTTCCAGCAACATAATGCTCAATTACCACACCAACATCCGAGGCTCTCCACATTAACTGGATGTAATCATTAGCCGCCAAATCTACATAAAAGTTCATTGCCCCAATCAAGTGATATGGGTCACCAGCTGCTTTTCTCTGGGCTAAACCAAACCTACTGTTAGAGGCAGCTATATCTGTTCCGTTTTTTCTAAACCAAATATCAGCATCTTGCGAGTCGTTTGTTGTGTTTTTCAGTTGAATAGAAAACTGTATGTTATACAACCCTGCTGCTTTTACATTTAACCTAGAACTATTTGATAAGGTAACCCCATTAGAGAAGTCTGTTGTATCAAAAGTAATAGGGTAGGCAGTCGTTGTATTAGCTACAGTCTGGTCTGTAGAGTCCTGAAAAGCCCCATAGGGAATAGAATCAGCATAAGCCGCAGCAGAGGCAGGAGCAAACAAAATAACGCTATCTGCGCTAATCCTTCTGTCATCCAAAGTGGTAGTCGTAGCACCACCAGTAGCCAGAGTTATTGAGCCTGTGTTGTTAGACTTGCCATCCATCAAACCACGGACAACCTCAGAAACTTGTCTCTGGTCACCGCCAAAAGGAGGAAGCGTTCTAAACATCAGCGAGTCCCCTGACCTTGCAGTTCAACATCCAAGCCAACAGCAGTCTTCCAAGTCCCTGTAGGTACAACCTTAAACTGGTGGTAGTTGCCGTTAGACCTGAGTGAAATCCTGTTATCAGAGTCAGCAGTTCCCGCAGTACCAAAGCTAGTTTGCTCACTTAAAAGAGTCCTAGAAGCCACAGAAACAGTCGCAGAGCCTCCGTCTACCATAGGTCTAGCCAAAGTGACTACCGACCTTCCACCTGCGTTTAGATCGCCTGTGATGATCTGACCTGTAGCTGGTGCGCCATTGTAGGTAACCACATAAGCACCCGAAGTTCCACCAAGGAAATACTTACCACCCATGTACAGGATAGAGTCAAGGCTAACTGTCAGAGCATCGATGCTTGTTGACAGAGCGTCTAAGCCCTCCAATGTCGTAGCAGATGTAGAAGCGTCTGAAATGTAATCCGTACCCGCATCCCCATAAGTCCACTTCTGAGTCCTAAAGTTATAGATAATCAGTTTTCTTTGAGCAAATGTAGTCTTAAAGTTCCAAATAACTAACTTGCGTACAGGGTCAACAGCCGCTGACATGGTGTCAAATGCACTCTCATCAGCCTCACCAAAGAACCATCTATCTATTTTCTCTGAGCCAATTGATGTGACGTTCTGTCCATCACACAAGTAAAACCCATCGTCACTCAGAAAGAATGTAACACCTTGAATCTGTGCAATAGAACCCGCAGCAATACATCCCTTACCACGAGAGATATTGTCAAACTGGAAAATGAACGGAGTGCCGACATAACTCATTCGAGATATGCCTTTTTCCATCAAGACCAAACCAAACTCACCACCACGGATGCCAACAATCTGACCGCCATCAGCAATGTCTTGAAAGTCAGCTTGGGTTACCTGACTTGAACCCCATGAAGTCTCGGCATCAATTCCTGACCACCTGACACGAGTTGGATAGACAACAGAACTCTCGGTGGTAAACGCAGTAACCACAAAGTCACGAACAACAGTCAGAAATTTACACACAGGCGCACCAGCCGCTAAGTCAGCAAATGCCGTAGATGTTCCCAAGGTAAAGGATTGAATGGGGTCACTATTGTTTGTCCCAATAATTACGTTACCAAACTGAGTAAACCTAAACCTATCAAGAGCAGCGTTAGGGGTGTAACCACCTACCTTAGATACGTTGGTCAATGCACCGACACCAGAGACTTCATAAATCTTTGTAGTGCCAGCCGCAAACAACTTTGTCAAACTTGTGGGGGTCTTACCTGCTACTAATGTAGTAAGGTTTTCAGCAGCTACCGCAGAGAAAGTAGCCGCAGTAGGGAGTGGGCCATAACCCACAGCCTGAGAGACTACGTTCTTTGCATCCACCAAAGCACCTGTGATGCTAGGTTGGTCAGGCATCCACTCACCAAATGTTAGTTTTGTCGTAGCCATGTATTACTTCCTTGAGCCTGTTGTGTCCATGTATTGTCGTTGGCAGACACAGGTGTCCATGTGTTTGTGTCGCTCGATACTGTCACCCAAGTATTTGAGTCTGTCGAAACTGGAGTCCATGTGTTAACGTCTTGTGGTACTGGTGTCCAGTTATCACCAAGGATTACACCATTCACCGTGATAGTGGTTACACCTGTAACACTAGCAACACCTGCGTAAATTGCGGAAGCAGAAGCCGTAAAATCTGTATCGCAGGTAATACTTGCCATTGCATCAGCAACAACTACACCATTTGCGGTTACTGTTGCATCACAAGATATATCACCAGAACCAAACTGAACCCTAATTGCATCAGCTACTACTGTAGCGTCACCAGTTACAGAAGCTACGCCATTGGCAACAATTCCACCCAAGGCGGTAACATTTGCGTTACCTGTGATAGCACCACTAGCAAACTGAACACGAGTCCCAATAGCCGTTACATCAGCGTTAGCAGTTACGCTACCACTAGCAAACTGAACTCTAGTACCAATTGCAGTTACTGTCGCATTTGCATCGATAGCACCAGAGCCAAACTGTACCCTTACGGCATCACAAGAAGCACTAGCACTAGCCGTAATGCTTGCACTAGCTAACTGGACACGAGTTGCACTAGCCGTTACTGTTGCCGTTCCATCTACCGCCCCACTACCAAACTGAACCCTAGTGCCATCAGCCGTAACGCTTGCAGACGCAGTTACAGACCCATAGGCATCCCATAGGGTTACAGAGGTTGTGTAAAGTGGACTATCGAGTGTGAGTGTTAAGTCATCAATGCTAGACTTTAAATTGTCTAGCGAGTCAATTGTCCACGGTGGCAGTAAGTCAGCCATCTCACGCCAATGTGACGCTCAATGAACCAGAGGCGACACGGAACACATCACCAGTTGCAATCGTTTTAGAAGCATCTAGTGGTGAGTGATACAACAGATTACCTGTAGTCAAAGCATCACGGATTCCAATGTGTGTGATCGTTCCCCACGCACCGCCAGCTTGAGGAAACTCGATAGCAGCAGAGTTGGTAGAAACACCATTGGAAGGCGCACCAAAAGTAATAGCCTGACGAGCGTAGCTAGTGCCAGAACACTCTGTTCCAGTATCAGCATCTGTTGGGTCAGTTGTGTAGAGAGCCAAGTACACAGTTGTTGGTGCTGTGTAGGATGTTGCTCGGAGAGTGACGTTAATTAAAGCGTTCTCAAGATAGTTGCTCATTTCAGCCATAGTTTCACCTTGGAGTTAGTTTCATTGCTAATGGGACACCAGAATACTGACCTTGTTCGTCAGACTTGGTGAGAGATGCTATTGCCCTGTCGTACATAGTTCCCCATGTATTGATTCGAGCGTCATTCATCAAGTAAGGCTCTGCCTCAATCAATGAAGCATAAAGCAAGGCATCTGGTGCAACATTTAAAAATACGTTAGAAACATTTGCATCAGACAAATATGCTGGTGCAGCAAAGTACAACATCCTCAATGTATAAACACCATCAGGAGGAGGAGCAAGTAAGAATTCGCTTGCAAGGATTGTGTAAGACTTAGGAACACCAACTTCTGATGCTCTTGGGTCATTAGACAAAGCAGATGGACTAGAGTAACTCAATGGTTGGATAGGGTTTGTCAATACGACAAAATCACGAATCTCTATAAAGTCGCTAGGAATCTCTACAGTCGAATCACCAGATACAGTCGATGTTGTTACAGACTTGAGCATCTGACGAATACGCAGTTCTCTACGGAGTCGATTCTCAGCAAATGTGATGAAGTCTGGAATCTGAGTAGTCAAGTCAGACCTAGCCAGATAACCTGCAATCGAGGTCTTTAAATCAGAGTATGTTGCGTAACTCATACTACTCCTGTTCTAGTGC